TAGGCGGTGGAGGCGCTGCGGAAGCTCCATCATGCCGTATGTGGTGAGACAGGCTTTGCTGCGTGTGTCCGTCTTGACAGCGGCCTTGCATACCCGTGGCCCGCGCTGGAAGAAGCAGATGAAATTACCCGCGCCGTGCTGGCCGAGATTGAGGGAGAGAAGAAATGAGTGACCTAGACAAGCGCATGCACTTCCGCTGCGGCGACTGCGACACCAACTTCAGCACCCCCGACGCGGTCTTCCCGATGGACACGCGGAAGCTGAGCAAGCTGGTGCGGGAAACCAAATGTCCGACCTGCGGGTCCGGGTCGAAGCGGCTGTATCTGCGGGCGAATGTGAAGGCCGACGATGCCGCGTGACCCCTCCAACAGCCCCGGAGCGAGAGCCTTGAGGCTGGCGGGCTACGTCAAGTTGCCTGCGTGGTGGGTGACTGAAGAGCAACTGCAACTGATCGAATACATGGCCAAGCAGAACTTGGCAGAGATCACCAGAATAAAGGACCAAGCCGAATGGCACCGCCGAGACGACTAATCACCCGTGACATGATCCAAGCAGCCAAAGATCAAGGCTGGCATCTTAGCTTGGCAGCAAACCATTACGGGATGCACCGATCAAGCATCGCAGCAGCCTGTGAGCGTTTCGGAATCACATTGCCGATGCACCCGTTTTCACCGCAACGGGTCAGTCCCAAAAGCAAGGTTTGGATCGACATCGCTGACGGCGAGACAAAGCCCAAGGTCAAACTGTCAGCCAGCCCGGCGGCGGTCGAGCGCACCTTGCGGCGTCTTCAGCACGAAAAGCGGTTGCAGGCGTTAAGCTGAACCGCTAGAAAACATTGCGAGGGGCGCAACACATCCAAGAAACCGTCACGGGTGGCTTTGTGTTGGTCGAAGATCAGACTGCGCTACGGCTCATTTTCACCAGAGCGCCCCTCGCGATTACTCCGAAACTCTGTCAATAGGGTCAAGCGCGCGCAGGACAAGCCCGTCCTGCTTGTGGAACGTGATCGACTGCAATGCGCGCCTAGCGCCGTAACCCATGCCAGCGGCATATGCATCAGGCGGACAGAAAGCACGCAGGCTCTCAAACCGCAGCGGCCCAAGGTCTTTTGCTTGGTCGTGGTGGACGTGGCCTGTCAGGTAATGGCGGTGGCGCGTCTGCGACCAGAAGGGGCAGATGTCAGACAAGTATAGCGCCATCTGTTGTGGCTTACCTCGGTCGCCGTGGTGGGCGAAGATCGCGCACTTGCCCCACTGCATCATGAACAGGTCGCGTGGCTCTTTCTCGACTGTGATCCGAGGCTCGTTGCGGTAACGCTCGGCCAGCGCAAAGTTCAGCGTCATGCTTGAGTGCGGGTCGTGGTTGCCACGCAGGACACGCACCAGCACGCGTGAGTGCTTTTGCAAAAGCTGGTGGACGGTCTCCGCAATGATGCCGATGCCGACGTCGAGAACCTTCCAGAAGCGCCCGTCAACGTCCAGCCTGTGGCGGTTTGCGGGCGTCTCGGCTCTGGTGTCGTCGCTGTGGAAGTAGTCACCCCCGATCAGCAGGATCGCCTGCTCGGCGGCTGGAGTAAGCGCAAGCACCTTTGCAAAGGCGTGCCGCATGTCCTTAGCAGCGTGCGCCAGATCATAATCCTGCGCGCCAGTCTCGCGCCCCCAAGCCAGCATGCCGACGTGGGCGTCCATGAGCGGATAGACGGCGCACAGATCGGCCATGACGGTTTCCGGGGCCACCACAGGCTCAGACGCGACCATGCCCTCTAGAGCCGCCCTTATGCGCTCTGCGACGGCCTCTGGCGGCTCACCTTCGGGGCGCAGCATGACGGAATAGCCCGGCTCATCGTCTTTGGCCGGAACCTTCACCCACGCCAGCGACGGCATCATGTTGGTGCCGACGGCTGCCATGCTGTCAGCGATGGCGGGATCGACCCGGTAATCTTGCCGGACATCCGGCGTGAACCCGGCGCGGTTTAACATTCTCTGCATGTCGCGGCGATTTATGCCAATCTCGCGCGCAGCCTCGGCCACGTTGCCCGTTCGCTTGAAGGCCTCGACGGCCTCTTGCTGTCTAGGTGTCATATCCGCAGCCCGCGTCAACCAAGCGGATCAGATGCGCGCCCGTGATAACCGATAGAGGCCCACCATCGTGCGCCAATGCCGCCGCATGATCCGTCCGCGCCGCTTCGGTCCCGGCGCAGATCGCATCAGTGCTTGCCGCGCTCACGCAGCCACTCACGGGCAGCGTCAGCATCAGACATGCGGCCAATCTCATCCATGCGCTTTCGCGTTTCGACATAGCCCTCAAGCTCCTCTTGCTTGGCGTCAGCCTGAGCCGACTTTCTGCCGCTAAACCAGCTTGCTGCCAGCGCGGCCACGATGAGGCCAAACCCCATCGCCCACATTTTCAGGCGTGCGAAGATCATGCTTCACTTCCCCAAGGAATGCATTTGTATGACACGACCTCAGACAGGCCGTACTGGTCTTGAACGAATGTTACGTTTTCCTCGACGGACGCGAAACATTCTTCTTCTGTCTTGGTGATCGGTCCGCTCATGGCAACGCACATCGTGCCGTCGCAGACCAGAAGCACCAAGGACCAGATCATCTCACGCCCTCCGCCCACTTCTTCAGGCGCTCACGCATGACCCACAGGGCCGCCAGCACGACGATGCCAGCGAACACTAGCGCGACGATCTGAGCCGTGCCATCCAGAGCGCCGACGGCAGCAATGCCAGCGCCAGCGCCGGATGCGACCTGCACGGCAGACGCCTGCATGGTGGTCGATTGTGCCACACTGGTGCGACCATCGTACTCACCTCCGACAGGCGTAAGGAACAGCTTGCGCTCGGCCTCACGGCGGCGCGTTAGACCCTTCAGCACCTTGCCGCCCGCCTTGTTCCAAAGAAGCAGGGCGTTGGCAGCCTTGGTCTTGTCGCCCTCGTTGAACAGGCGCAGGGCGGATGACTTACGGAATGCGCCCGGCCCGATGTTGTAGGCCAGAGACACAAAAGCCCCGAACTCGTTTTCGTTGATCGGGGCGGTGATGGCATCTTCGATCTGGCTGGCGAATTTCTCTAGGGCCGCGTGCAGGTAGCCCTCGGCGTCGCGGCGCGTGATCGTCATGCCACTCTTCGGCGTGATGCCGACGTTGGCGGCAGCCGTGGTGCCATATCCGATTGTCCAAATGCCAGCAGGGCATTTGTATGCCTTTGCGCTGAAGCCCTCAAATTCCTTAACCAGATCGACCGTTGCTCGGTTGATTTTCATTTGCGGAGGCTCTCTTCGATCTTGTCCAGCTTGTCAAAAACCTTTTGGATCAGGGTCTGAAGGTTCTTCATTTCGAGATCATGCGCTTTGGTGGTGGCCGCCGCTTGGGCTTTCAACACCTCAATGTCGGTTGAATGGCTTTGCTGCTTGAGGTGCATGAGCCAGACAAAGGCGGCCACGGGGGCCACGATCCACTTCATGACAGATTCAATAACGTCCATCTCAATAGCGCCCTTCCCAAACACGCAAATGTGCATTGTCGCTGTTGTTCATTTCGCGGGCAACGACTTCACGCATGGCCGCTGCGTCATTGGGATTGACGCCCCATTTTTAGCCCACTCAGCCCAGACCTTCATCGGCACCAAGCCCACCAGCTTGCTTTCCCCGAAGCTGTCTGCCCCGGCGCTTTTTAGGGCTTTCGCTCGTTCCAGAACCGGGCTGAAGTCGTGCGTCTGCTGCACGATGATCTTCCCGTCCTCCTCGAACATTCTCTCCGCGATCTTCGACATGGGCGTCCTCAAAGGTCAAATTAGGGTAGGCCAAACGCATAACATCCGCAACTTCCTGCGGCATCCGTAAGATTTGCCCGCGACGATAGCGAACACCACCCCGGAATATTCCATCACATGTTACGCGATATTCCCTCATTTTGAAATAAGGGGCGAGTTTCCCCGCCCCTCTTTTATCACGATACGGTAGCCGAGAACGGCGTTGCTTCCGTTCCAGAGGCTTCCGACATAACCATAACAGCCCAAGTATCGGCAGCGATGTCGTCACAGATGACACGCCAGCCCTTGAGGCCACCAGTGGTCGAGCCATCAAGCGTGATGGTGTCGGAGGTGGCGGCAGTGTAGAAGCACGAAGCACCTGCACTGTCGTTGCCCAGATAGGCCACGCCAGCCATCGTGTCGTTGCCGACAACCTTGATGATCTGGCTACCCGAGGCATCGACTGCGCCGATGAACTCGTAACGGTTGCCCGAGCCGGTAGCTTCCGGCAGGGTTGCGGTCACACCAGCAGCGCGGTTGAAGATAACGCGCTGGCCAACGTGAGCCTCGTCGGTGATCGTGACAGTCGCAGACGCAACCGTGACGATGCCGTAGTTCTCAAAGTAATTTGAGGGCATGGGATTTTCCTTCAGCCATGAGATGAGGAAAGGGGCGAGCCGAAGCCCGCCCCATCACGATTACGAGGTGGTGTTGTCGTAGATGCCGCCAGACGACTTCTCGTTCCGGCAGACCAAGGTCAGTTCGGTGACAACCTGACGCTTCTCGTTGTCGCCGGTCTTGGCCAGTTCTTCGTTCTTGGTCGCACGCAGAACGCCAACGGCCCACATGTCGTCCTGCATGATGAACACGTCCCGAGCGCGGTTTTCGCGGGTCGGTTTGAATTCAACAGTGCCCCACGGGGTGACGTAGACGGCCATGTGCTTGATGACCTTCTCAGCTTCAGCCGTGATGTTCGAACGCTGGTTGTTGTTACCAGTGAAGCCCAGAGCGAGGTTCATCTGGAACGCCGACAGGTACACGCTGTCCGGCTTGCCGCCCGAAACCCAGATCGACTGCATGACAGCGTCGAACTTGGTCTGCGAGAATGCAGTCGGGGTGCCGTCGTCGGTGCGGGCGTTGGAGCCGTCGCCGGTCGGGTCAGCACCGCTGGAGCCGGATTGGAAGTTGGTGTTGGTGGTCAGCCAAGCCGGGACGCCAGCCATGCGGCGAGCGGTCGTGCTGTCACCAGCAACTTTTGCTTGGTTAGCAAACATTGCCTTTTCGATGTCCAGCTTCTGCTCTTTGGCAATCTTCAGAACCTGATAGGCCATTTCGCGTGCGCGACCGGCTTTGTTCAGGCCCTGATCGGTGCCGGGGATGACGACGCTATTTTTGAAGATTTGCGTGCGGTTGTTCAAGCGAACAGTGGCCGAACGGGCTTCAGCAATGGTGTCGTCGCCTTCGATGTGAGCGTTGTCGCCCGAAGCACGCAGGGCGTCGGTCTGCCACTCGTGCAGCGTGTTGGTCGCTTTTGCCTTGGCGCAAGCGGTGTAGAAGGGGGTTTCTTCCGGCGAGATGTCATAGATCACGTCGGACAGGTCTTCGCGGATACCGCGAACGTCGTAGGAGTCAAGGGTGTTGGTTGGCTGTGCCATGATGTCGTCCTTTCAGGGTTTAACGGAAAAGAAGATCAATGAAAGCCTCTGGCTTCCCTGATCTCTTTGCGGCCTTCATCTGTCGATCACGAACGATTTTCTCAGGTGCAGGCTTACGCGGCATCGGCTTTACGTTGCGCGGGGGTTCGGGCTTTTTGGCCTGAGCCTTTACCGCTGAAAGCTGATTGTAGCGATAAGCGTCATACAAGACTTGCACGAGGCGAGCATCGACTGTGCTTGCCACTTCTTCAGCCGAAAGCCCGTACTTTGAAGCAAAGCTAACGAGGTTCGCCTTGAGTGCAGCCGCCTTTTCAGGGTTGGCAAACTCAGGGATGGCCTCAGTCAAACGGCGGGCCTGCTCTTGCAGTTCCACTTGACGAGCCTGCTCTTGAAGCGCCGATTGACGCTGTGCCTGCTCGTGAAGTTGCCGTTGCTGCGCCTGAAACTCTTGCGCCTTGATTTCGTATTTCGCCTTCTCCTGCATGTATCCGATGGGATCACTGTCCAGCATTCGAATATCAGGAGCCTGCGGGGCCTTCATAATTCCTTGCTGTTGCACACTTTCCAACGTCGCAAGAAACTGCTGTCGCTCGTTTTGAAGGGTGTAGTAGAGGTTTTCAGCTTCCTTACGGACAGCGGCGGCCTCCTGCATTCCCTTCTGGATGTAGGCATTTCCCGAATAGGACCGCTTTAGTTCATCGAGGGTGACCTGCGTTTCCTTGCCGTCAACTTTGACAGAAAAGGTCGTTGGCGTCTCTTGAGCGTCGGTTTCTTCGCTTTCCTCATCCTCATCATCCTCGGCGTCGGCTTCTTCAGCGTCATCCTCGGAATTGTCTGCGGCATCGGCCTCTTGGCCTTCATAGTCCGCTTCAGTTTCGTCCTCGACATCTTCCTCTGCCGCCGTTTCGGGTTGGGCTTTCGGTTCGTCGTTCATAGGAGCAAGCAGGCTATCAACAGCCGCTTCGAGTGTATCAGTCGTTTGCACGGTCCCGATCCTGTTTTGACTCAACGGCCTCGGCGTCTAGTCGCGCTTGGAGAGCGTCGAGAATGAGTTGAACGGCGCGCACACTTTCATGTGCCGCCGCAACCCTGTTTATATCACAGGCTGCGTCTAAAAACACCCCCACTGCATCATCGCGGATTTCGCCGATCACGGCTTGGAAAACGTGATCGGCGAGGAGGGTTTTGGCTTCAGAAGCCCGCTGTTTGATTAGGGACAAATGGCATCCTCGGCATCTGTTGCTCGCGCTTAATGGCGTTCAGATCAAGCTGAACACCAGTTTTTGCAAGAAGTTCTGCGGCCTTAATCGCAAGGTCTTGAGCCATGCGATCCCGCTCCAAATCATCATCCATCCGCATCTTCTCGGCGTCAAGCTGCGTCTTGGCCATGTCAGCCTGCACGCGGGCCGACATCTTCATCTGCTCGGCCTGCAAGAATGCCATGTTCGGGTCAGACGGCGGCTGCTGAGACGGGTCGCCCTGTGCAGCCTGCGCCGCCAGCATCAGCATCTGCTGTTCGATCTGCGGGTTCATCGGGTTGTAGTAGCGGTCAGCGTTGTGGATGCCGGCCATGCCCAAGATGTCAGCCAGCGTGTTGCGGATGCCCGTCATCGTGACGATGCCGTTCTGCGGCCCGTAGGCTTGCCAGATTTGCATCTGCGTCTGCATGGTCATTTGCAGGGCCGCAATCCGATCCTCGCGGCGATTGTTGCCCAAGCCGACGTTGGTGACCAAATCCAGATCGTTGGTCCACGAACGCGGATCGACCGGGACAAACTGGCCGTCAAGCCGCATCATCTCGTTCGGGTTCGGATTGGCGCGAGCGATCTGGGCAATCAGACGGAACATCTGCCGCATACCGCCTTCGGCCAGATTGCGGGCGATCAACTCAGAGACAGCCGAGGCGGCCTGCACGGCGGCATTGACGCCAGCGGCAGTCTGGGATTGCAGCGCATCCGCATCCATGCCCATAGCCGCGCCCGTCACGCCAGTCTTGGCGCGGATCGACTCGTCATAGAATTGCAGGGCTGGCAGGGCCGCCGATGCACCGCCGCCGATGGAAAACTCGCGCAGGGCGTTGATGTCCTTGACGCGTACCACGCCGCCGATCTCGTTATTCAGCAGGTCGTCCATGTTTACAAGGTTTTGAACGGCCATCACGCGGGGATTGTTGGCCATCGCCAGCCCGTCCAGCAGACCGCGCAGAAGCGACGTTGCCGCGTCCTGATCTTCAATCACGATCTCGGCCAGTGAACGACCGAAGAAGGTGTGCGGCTCAGGGTCAACCTCGAAGATGGCAAACGGGATGTAGTCGCACAGTTCGTAGTCCAAGATTTCGTAATCGTTGCCAGCGCAGATGAACTTGTAAAGGCGCGGAACCCCCGTGCCCTCGATGTCCATCTTCATGTAGGCTTCGGTGAATTGGACCTTCCGCATGGACGGATCGGCGGCATTTTCATCGTCGTCGGTGTCGTCCCAGCCACGGCGGGCCATTTCTTCCTCGTCGTCAACCGTGCCGTCTGATGCGCCTGCGAGGTTGTAGACAGTCTCAAAGTCAAAGCCCATCGCCACCAGATCGCCAACGCGCGCTTCGCTGGTGTGGCCGCAGACATAGCAGTCGTCAATGCTGACGGCCATGCGGTCCACGAAGAAATCTTCCGGCGCGACGCTCTGGATTTTGATCTGGCCCTTGGTGGACGTGCGGGCAACGCGCAGATTATAGCTGGCCAAGCGTGGCTGGATTTCGATGCCCATTTCGTCAATCACGGCTTCGGCAATGATCGTTTCTTCCTGCGACAGGACTTCGCTTTCCGGGTCGTTTTCGATGAAGGCAAGCTGCTCGGGCGTCAGGTCGCTGTATTCGTCAATCTCAACGTGCTGCACCTCGTCGTAGTAAACCTTGGCCACGCCCACCTTTTTGATGAGCGCGTCGTGGAAAACGTCCGACAGGATACGGAAGCCGTTGTTCCGCTCAAACACATACTTGGCGTATTTGGTCGCCTGATCTGCGCCCATGACAGCTTGCGGCGTGTTCGGGATAAACTCCACCGGCTTGTCGGATTGCAGGAACACACGCATCAGCGCGGGCTTGATGGCGCGGATCGTGTCGCGCACCTTGGTCGCCACGACCTTCGACCGGCCTTCCTCGTAGTCAACCGCAGATTTTCCGTCGAAATATTTTTGCGATTTGAGGCGGTCTGGCGCAACTTCGGTTTCCACGAAGTCAACGGCCTCGCGCACGGAGGTTGTGATGGTGTTCTGGATTTCG